TACTTGGGTTGCTTTACGTCACGACGGGCGGCTGCCCTGGCTTATAACAGAAAAGCCTTGGAACTGTTTGGCAGCGACGCCCTAATCAACGAAGGAGTGTAATATGGAACGGGAGTATCCCCCTCAGGCCGTAGTCAAGGCTTTGTTCAACTATCGCGCAGGCTCTCTGTTTTGGAGCGTTGTTAGCGGGTGTCGTCGTGTAGGCCCTATAGGCACGGTCGCCAGCCAACATGCGGCTTACTCCACTGTGTCGTTCAAGTACAAGGGCGCTCCGGCGCGCTTCGCCGTGCACAGGCTGATCTGGATCTACCATAACGGAACGATCCCCTGGGGTATCAAGGTCCACCACCTGAACGGCAATAAGTACGATAATCGCATCGAGAACCTGGCCTTGATCACCGTATCACAAGCTGCGGCCAGACGTACTCGAACGCTACGCGTCAAGCAGGGTTACCGTGGTGTTATCGCCGGTAAGCGTACATTTACTGCAGTGATTTACCACGACTACCAACGCATTGTCGTAGGTCGGTTTGGCACTGCAATCGAAGCAGCCAGAGCCTACAATGTCAAGGCGCGAGAGCTTTGGGGGGAATTTGCTAACTTGAATGAAGGGGTATGAAATGCATAAGCATCCGAGCCGCGATACGCTTCGCGACCAATTCGTATACCACGACGACACCGGGATCCTCGAGAGGGTGCGCTTTATTCGCAGGTTCAATGTCCCTCCGAAAGACGGTAGGCGCAACCTTCGGGTCAACGGCAGCTACCTTACCATGTCTACTGCTGTCTGGATCTACCACAACGGGGACGTCCCGCCTGGTCTTCGCGTCTGCACCGTCGGCCCTGACCCTGCGGATACGAGGCTGTCAAACCTATGCCTCCGGTCTCATTCGGCCAACCAACACCGTACGAAGTCAAGGCAGGCTCCGTGGGGCGTGTCCGGCTACCGTGGCGTATTTCCTATAAGTAATGGATACTACGTAAAGATCTCATGCGGTAATACGGAACACAGGCTGGGCGGCTTCGCTACGGCAAAGGCCGCTGCAAGAGCATACAACGAGCTAGCATTGAAGTTCTTCGGCGCCGACGCCGCACTTAATGAAGGGGTGTAAACGCCATGTCGCATACAGTACCAACTCAAAACCAACTCAGAGAGTGGCTCTTCTATGATTTCAAGGAGGGCCTGCTTATCCCTAAAACCCGACCCGGCCGTAATCTACGTAAGGCCCCAGGCAAGGTCTCCCTACGGATTGGCGGCCACCAGTATCACATGCATAGGCTGGTGTGGGTCTACTTCAATGGTGACATCCCTGAGGGCTGGATGGTGACGCACACCGACGACGTGGCAAACAACCACATCCAGAATCTCAAGTTGAAGCCCCACAGCGAGATCTCCCACACTGCCACCCGCAAAAATCGCACAGGGTATCGCGGCGTCTTCTGCTGCGATCCCAAGGCCGACCGCTACAAGGCTGTGATCAGAAGGGACGGGCGGGCGTACCATCTCGGTTGCTTTGGTACGCCAGAAGAGGCTGCACGTGCGTACAACAAAAAGGCAGTAGTGCTTTACGGGGCCGGGGCCGCTATCAACGAAGGAGTTTAGTATGGCAATTGACTACAAAGCAGCATATCACGAGCAGCTGCGCCTCTACAGAGCACTGCTCAAGCACCAGCAGGGACTGGCGTCTCCTCGCCTGCTCATCAGCTGGATCAACGACGGCCCTTGCCGGGAGCGCGCTGACACCGCGTTCACCGAAGGACCTGAGCGTCAACTTGCATACGCCTTCCAGCATGAACTACTCAATGAGCGGTTCGCTGAGCGTGAGCGTGTTTGTGAAGGGCGCGCCGAGGAGAAGTTTATCAGGGAAACCTGGGAGCTCTTCAAGAAGTTCGTCATTGAGCGAAAGGGAAAAGAATGCGACGCAAAGGCATCCGGAGTCGCCTCCGGAATATCCATCTACAGCGATTCGGACGACTCGTCGCCCTCGTCTGCATCCACCGGGTAGGCCTGCCGACGGCGTGGCGTTGCGTTTGCGACTGCGGGAGGAAGGTGGAGGTCAAGCTCCGTAACTTGGTAAACGGTTCCACGAAGTCTTGTGGGTGCCTCCGCCAAGAGCTTGTTTCGAAGCGCTTCCCTCCCCGCAAGTTCTTGACGTTCGACGGGGCGACTCACAGCCTTGTGCACTGGGCAAAGGTTCGCAACATTCTACCCTCCACCCTTGGCACTCGGCTGAGAATCGGGTGGTCACTCGCCCAGGCTTTGGGTTACGACTTGCCGCCCGAGAGGCGGCCTCTCATTGGAGGACACGTGTTCGAGGCGAAGCTGATAACGTATCGAGGTGAGACCAAGCCTGTCCGGGAGTTCGCCGAAGAGTACGGTATCGCGCATACGCTGGTGCTCTCCAGGCTACGTGGTAAATGGTCAATAGAGGAGGCCCTGGGTATTCTCCCCAGGGTCAGGCGGCGCATCCTTTTTCCTGCAAGAGTTACGCAGGATGAGCTGGATGACGCTTTCGAAGGTAATATCGGGCAATGTCCCGATGGGAGTTGGAAATGACACAAGATGTAGATGCACCAGTGGTCGCCATTGTAGACGGTGACACCTTTTGCTACTCTAGCTTTCGCTCTCGAATGTTGAGCCCGCAAGAGATGGCCGACCTTGCGGAGAACGGCCAGCTGTCTGCTGCCTGCCAGGAAGCGCACCTCCTGGAGGCTTTGCAGAACTTTCTGAGCAAAATTGACCAGCTCAAAGAGCGGACATACGCTGATTACTGCCTCGTTGCGGTAAAGCACGAACTCAGCGTAAACTACAGAGACGAGATTTACGTAGATTACAAGCTCAAGCGCCGCAAGGTCCCCGGCCACAGTAACAACCTTGTCCCCCAGCTGCGCAAGCTGCTGTGCGACATGGGCGTTGCGGTTCCCGCTGTCGGCAGAGAGGCCGATGATCTCATCCGTATCTGGCACACGCAAGCATTGCAGGCGGGCCATGTACCGATTGTCTGCGCAGAGGACAAAGACCTTCTTATGATTGACGGGCAACACTTCCGACTCCATAAGATGACAAAAGGGTATGGTAGGTCAACTCAGGAGGAGTTCAGGTTTGTCACTCCCGAAGAGGGTCGCCAGCTATACTACGCCCAGCTGCTGATGGGGGATCCTACTGACAACATCCCTGGAATCCCCCGAATGGGCCCCAAGACTGCCGTGGCTGTGCTGGCTGAGTGTGAAACTGAGGAAGACTTCCAGAAGGAGGTCATTTATCAGTACATGGCCGCATACGCAAAGGACTGGCGCGCCTATCTGCTGGCCAACGGAAAAATGATCCACCTTCAAAAGCACCCGAATGACTGGTTCTCTGTCGTCGGTTGGGCGCACCCTGGGGGAGGGTCGGTCGTATGACTAAGTACTCTTCCCGCAACATTTTTGAAATACCTCTGAGTCCATGGAAGGTGCAGAAGCTAGAGCGTAGCGGCTGGTTCACGAGGTACTTTTGCCATGGCCAGACAATCCGCGGGAGGACCTCAGAGGAACCCGTCGGTAATATTCTGTCGGTAGCACAACAGGATGGAAGGGTAAATGTCTACGCGTTGCTCTGGGCTACCTTCTCGATAGAGCGGCGGCCTCTTCTGCAGTTCATCGACTGCTACGCGCCGATACCTGGCGCAAGAACCGTGCGGAAAGCACTAACCGGCGCAGGTGGAATTGTGACTTATCACGTCAACGATCCTCTTCCTGAGGGCTTTCTACCCTTAAGGTTCTTAACTTACGTCTGCTACTACAATGGAAAGGAGGTAATAGTGGAGGCTAACAGCCCTCACCACGCACGCACGCTTGCCATGCCGTTATTCGGTCTGACCGGCATTTCACTAATCGTAGCTCGGCGGAAGCACTTTGGTGCCAAGCGGCAGCTGGAACTGGAGCTTGTACATGACAACACTGAGAGGCTCACACTGGATCAGCGATGAAGACGAGGACGATGACGAGCACACTGTTACGGTGGATCTCGTTAGCGATCTCGTACTCGATGATGTGATCCACCCTCGCGGCGCAATCACCTTCCACCGTGACGACAGCCCCTCGGCTTACGTTACAATGACATGGGACAACTTTATGCGAAGTTACCTCGTTTATGCGTGATTCACACCTCTTTAAAAAGGTGTACGTCTCAGTACCGAGACCGCCGGGTCCTCCTGGAACACCCAAGGAGACCCCGAGACCTAAGGGTCCGATCAAGCGGGCGGTAGTAACAAAAGGGCACCGCCGAGCCCAGGGTACTAATGGTCACTGGTCATTTCCCGAGCCGATCGATCCCTCGATCTTTATCGGTTTCGTTTACATGATCCGCGACCTCCGCCTAAAGCGGGCCTATATCGGTAAAAAGCAGTTAGTCGGGACCAGCGTCAGCAATCGTAACGTGGAGTCTAACTGGAAGATCTACGTATCAAGCTGTGAGGCACTACGTGACGCAATAGCATCGCGTGGCGTTCATGAGTTCGAGTTCATAATCCTCGAACAATACCGGACAAAAGGGACGCTATCCTACGCAGAGACCTGGTCTTTGTGTAGGGCGGAAGTCCCGTCCAGCGATCAGTGGTATAATACACTGGTCGGTAAAGTGTCATGGAAGTGTACAGAGCCAATCAGCACTCGTCACCGTGAGCGTCTCGACGCTCTTCTTAACAACCAGGCAGTACCGCCTGGTATAATCTAGGAGTCACTGTGCGTAACTTTTTCCTTCTCCTCCTATTCACTGTCCTGTGTGGTATCGTTGCGGCGTTCAGCCTGCACCTTTGGGCTCTCGCACCGAACTGGCAGACTCTGGACTACATTGGCGCGGGCCTAACTGCTCTGGCGGCGGCTACATTCGTCTCAAGCCTGCCCGGCAAGGCCTCTCTCGTAGCTGAGGCCCGCCCCGGCGAGGACAATTCACGGTTCAACGAGAGCGTGATGCCTCCGAAGTTTAGTGAGCACGACCGCCCACGCACCGCCGGCCAGGCCATCAAGAAAACGCATCACTAATGGATCCAAACCAGATCATCTTCAGGAACCAGCCGTGCCCTGCGCCCGGTTGCGGTTCCTCGGATGCACTCCAGGTTTATGCCGATCTGCACGCGCACTGTTTCTCCTGCAACACCCACTTCAAGCGGGTAGGGGCTGACCTTGAGCGTGCAGAGGTGCCACGAGATGACGTCCGCTTCCAGCGGGCTGAGCCTCGTCGCGCTAGCGGTAGCGATGTTGCTGCGGTAATGAATCACCCGATGCGCGGCTTCAAGGAGCGAGGTATCGGGCGCAATGTCTGCGAATTCTTCGGGGTTCGCGCAAAGATGGACGAAAACGACGAGTACACCACAGACCACTACTATCCCTACCAGATGGGGACTGCTGGCATTCCGAAGGCCTTCAAGCACCGGACCGTGAAGACTAAGAAGTTCGAGTGGATCGGGAAAGCGGGCGGCCTGTTCGGGAGGGGCTCGTTCAACGGTGACGGTAGGCGTATCGTCATCTGTGAAGGAGAGGTGGACGCTCTCTCGGTCGCTCATATGTGGTTCCGGGTGCATAAGAAGATCTACCCCGTAGTCGCCTTGAGCTCTTCTACTGCGACCAAGGAACTCATCCCTGAAAGGGCCTGGCTACGCACCTTCGACGAGATCGTCCTGGCGTTTGATATGGATGAATCCGGTGAAAAGGCAACCAAAGAGGCTATCCGCATTCTAGGCGGAGACCGGATCAAAATCGTCCGCTTTGCCAAGAACGATGCAAACGCTGTACTCGTCGAGGAAGGCTACAGGGAGCTCTACAAGAATATCCTAGACGCCGAGAAGTACGTGCCCGCAGGCATCGTGACAGGTACAAAGGTGTGGGACGCTATGGTGGATTTGAACAGGGCACCATCGCACCCTTATCCCGAGTGCCTTCGCGGCCTGAATACAAAGCTGAAGGGCAAGCGGAAGGGGCAGATCACTCTGTTCACGAGCGGCACCGGCGCTGGCAAGACCACTATGACGAAGGAGATCATGCTGGACGTGCTGGCTACTACCACCTCGAAAGTTGGTCTGATCTCCCTGGAGGAGTCACCTGCGGAAGCGGGGGTTATCTTCAGTGCGATGGCAATCAGCAAGAACAACGCTGAGGAAGATCTGTCCGACGAGGAGCTGCGGGAGGGCTGGAATATCGTCTTTGCGGAAGAGCGCCTGCTCCTCCTGGATCACGCAGGTGCGATTACAGACGACTCCATTCTCGATTCAATGGCCTACATGGCGCTGAGCGGATGCGAGTACCTCATCCTGGATCACATCACTATCTTGGTATCCGAAGGCGCTGAAGGCCTTACCGGCAATGAGGCCACCGACAAGGTGATGAACAACCTCCTGAAGTTCGTCAAGGAGTACAACATTTGGCTCGGGGTAATCTCCCACCTAAGGAAGACGCAGGGTGGTAGCGAGAGCTTCGAGGATGGTAAGCTGCCTACCATTGACGACATCAGAGGCTCTGGCAGTATCAAGCAGATCAGCTGGGACATCATTGCGTTTGCACGTAATCTCTTAGCTGCTAATGACGCCGAGCGCAATACGATCAAGATCCGCGTTCTCAAATGTCGTAAGACAGGGCTCACGGGTGACGTTCCTGGCTGCCGCTATAACTACGATACGGGGCGACTCGAGTACCTCGAAAACGAGGACATGCCAGCGGATGATTACGAGGTGGTGCAACCGGTTGCGAAGAAAGCGCTGCCAAGCCCCACACCTACAACAGAGCCGACTGTACCTCAAGTTCGGAAAATCCCCCTGGGTAAGTTGGAGGGGCTCACCCAAACGTCACCTCCTGTGACGACAACTGAGGAGTTTATCGTTGAGCGAGAAGATCCTGAAAAACCCGCCAGCAAGGAAGCCCCAGAACCCCGAGTGGAAAGGGCCCAAAGCGTGGAGCCAGCACGTCTCGAAGCGCCACAAAGCCCGAGCGGACCTCCGCCGGGCGTACATCAAAAACCTAAACTTCCTGGGGCAATCCCCCTCCCTCCAAGTCCTCGAAAGTGAGGCCGCGGAGCTCTTGAGAAAGGAGTAGTATGAAAGACGAGCACTATTTGGTAGCGCTTAAAGGGACTGCCGGCTACCACACCTTGGCGGTCAACGCGACCTTGAAACACTACAAGAAATTCGGTATCAAGTACAAGGTGGTAGCTCGAGGTAACTACGGCGACCTCGCCATCGGCCTCCTCAAGTTTTATACCAAGGAGCCCGTATTGGTGCGCAGCGCTGTGGAGGAGCTCTTGCGGCTGGAGAGTAGCGGCCTCGGGTACGGGGGGTACCGTGCCTAAGGTCATCCGATTTGACCACCGCATGAAGGGTGTCTACATGCGCATCGCCCTGGAGTACGCTCAGGCGTCACGTGCCACGAAGCGACAGGTCGGCGCGATTATCGTTCGAGACTACCACCAGCTGGCGGAGGGTTTCAACGGTACGCCTCCTGGACTCTCGAACAGCTGTGAAGACCTGGACGGCGTGACGCTACCGGGCGTTATCCATGGCGAGCTGAACGCGATCCTCAAGTTGGCACGGCACGGCGTCAGCGGCCAAGGTGCTTCCATGTTCACCACCCTCTCTCCTTGTGAGGGGTGCGCAGGGGCAATCATCAGCGTAGGCATAGCCGAGGTGTACTACATGACCCGCCATAAGCCGCCTGGCCTCCTTATGCTACAAGAGGCGGGTATCTACACAGAGCACTACCCCCTTCAAGGACAACAAGAAAGGACTTACGCATGGCCTTCCGACTAATGACAGCCCAGGATCTCCAAATCATGGATCGCCCCAAGATCCTGGAGACCCTGAAGTATCCTTTGTACGGCTCCTTCAAGTATGACGGTATACGCGGCGGTGTGGTCCAGCACACCATCCTCAGCCGCAGCAACCTGCCTCATGCCAACTACGATATGGCCGACACGTTCTGCTACGCTGAAGGCGTGGACGGGGAGTTCATTGTTGGCAGCCCTACCGATCCGCTGGTCTGTAACAAGACCCAAAGCGAGGTCCGCTCATTCAACAAGCCGTGCACTGCGGATTATTACGTGTTCGATATTTGTGATCCGAAGAGCCG